AGTTCTTATGCGGATGAACAGCAAAAGAAGATTGTACAACAGATCATTTCTGCCTATGGAACGAATACATATTGTTCAGTTTGGAAAACGAAGGAGTGAAACCGAATGAAAACCCTCATAGATGTCCTTACAGCACTCAGCGATTTCGTAAAGGTCGCATCAGAGTGGGCAGAAAGTGCTTCCAAAGCAGAAGTGGAGACGTTTACACAGATTTATCCACAAAAAGAAGAAGCGGTCAAAAAAGCAGTGGAAAAGGCAATTACGTTGGAAGAAGTCCGCAGTGTTCTGGCAAATCTGTCCCGCAGCGGACAAAAGGAAACGGTGCTGAAACTGCTGCAAAAGTATGGCGGCAGCCGATTGTCTGAAGTTCCGCCAGAACGATACGCTGCACTATTTGCAGATGCACAGGAGGCAGCCCATGCCGAATAAACATGCCATGCTCTCTGCTTCTTCCAGTGCCCGATGGCTGGCGTGTCCGCCCTCCGCACAGCTCTGTGCTGCCTTGCCGGATACCGTGACGGACTACGCCCGGGAAGGCACGTGTGCTCACGAGTTGGCAGAATATAAGGTGCAAAGACTGCTCGGAAATCTGACTCCCAATCCAACGGAGAACTTAGACTTCTATGACACCGAAATGGAAGACTGCACGGACAGCTATGCCCAGTATATCGCCGAACTACTGGCAACCCTGCAAGAACCCATGGTCTTAGTGGAACAGCGTTTGGATTTCAGCCGATACGTTCCGGACGGCTTCGGAACGGGAGATTGCGTGATTGTTGCAGACTCGGTTCTAACTGTCATCGACTTCAAGTATGGCAAGGGCGTGGCGGTATCCGCCGAACACAACTCACAGATGATGCTGTATGCTCTGGGAGCGTTGGAACTGTTCGATGCCCTCTATGACATTGCAGAAATCCGGATGGTGATTTTTCAGCCGAGAATCCAGAACCTCAGCGAATGCACCCTGCCACTGTCGGAGCTGCTGCACTGGGCAGAAACCGAACTGAAACCCAAAGCCGCACTTGCCGCCAAAGGCGATGGTGACTTCTGTGCAGGTGAACATTGTCGGTTCTGCAAAGTGAAAGCAACTTGCCGGAAACAGGCGGAGTACAATCTGCAATTGGCGAAGTATGATTTTGCGATGCCAGACAAGCTGACCGATACCGAAATTGAAGCAATTCTGGAAACTGCTGACCAGCTGGTTGCATGGGCTTCTGATATCAAGGAATACGCCTTGCAGCAGTCCTTACAGGGGAAAACGTGGAAGAATTGGAAGCTGGTTGAAGGCAGAGCCAGACGAGCATATTGCAGTGAAACTGCAGCAGCGGAGGCGGTACAAGCTGCTGGATTCGACCCATACGAACATAAGGTACTGGGCATTACCGCAATGACCAGAATGCTGGGCAAGAAAAAATTTGAAGAATTGTTGGGAGATTTGCTTGTGAAACCACAGGGAAAGCCAACACTTGTTCCGCTATCAGACAAACGACCTGCGTGGAATACTGCACAGGTAGATTTCAAAGAATAAAGGAGTTTTTATTATGGCAAAGTATATCAATCCTGCAAAAGTAGTAACCGGTGTATGCAGATTTAGCTACGCCAACCTCTGGGAAGCAAAGGCGATGGACGAGAACAGTAAGCCGAAGTACAGCGTTTCCCTCATCATTCCGAAGTCGGACACGAAAACCATCGAAAAGATTCGTGCCGCCATTCAGGCTGCCTACGAGGAGGGGCAGGGCAAGTTGAAAGGCAACAGCAAGTCCGTTCCACCGCTGACTTCTCTCAAGACACCGCTTCGGGATGGTGACTTGGAGCGACCGGATGATGAAGCCTATGCCAACAGCTATTTCGTCAATGCCAATTCTATCACCGCCCCGGGCATCGTGGACGCTGCCTGCCAGCAGATTTTAGACCACAGCGAGATTTACAGCGGTGTCTATGGCAGAGCCAGCATCACATTCTATGCGTTCGCTACAAAGACTTCTCGTGGCATTGCCTGCGGCTTGCAGAACGTCCAGAAGATTCGGGATGGTGAGCCGCTGGGCGGTCACAGCCGTGCAGAGGACGACTTTGCAACTGTAGAAGACGAGGATTTTCTGAACTAAGATAGCTGGGCGGACAGCTAGGCGTTATGCTTGGGTGGGTAATTGAGATAAACATGATTACAATTGATATCGAAACAAGATCCGATAAGGGCATATCAAAATGTGGCGTTTATGCTTACACAGACACCCCATATTTTGATATTTTGCTGTTTGCCTATTCCATAGACGGACAGCCTGTTCAGGTAGTGGATACGGCAAACGGTGAAGAAATTCCCGAAAATGTTCTCGTTGCTCTTGTTGATGAAAACGTGATAAAAAGGGCATTTAATGTAAATTTTGAGAGAGTTTGTCTTTCAAAATATCTTCGTAAGAATTATCCTCAATATTTTCAGAGTTACAGCATTGACGAAGATACTGTCGGAGATTTCTTAAATCCCGAAAGCTGGCATTGTTCTATGATTCATGCAAGAACACTCGGACTGCCGTCATCACTTGCAGAAGTCGGAAAGGTTTTGGGCATTGAACAGCAGAAAATGACAGAGGGCAAGGCTCTCGTCAAATTCTTTTGTGTGCCATACGACACAGTTGACGGTGTCCCACAGTTTCATAATCTGAAAGATTATCCAGATAAATGGGAGATTTTTAAAGCATACAACAAGCGTGATGTAGAAGCTGAACTGGAAATCGACAGAAAACTGTTACGTTTCCCTGTGCCCGATTTTCTGTGGAAGGAATTTTATCTTGACCAGGAAATCAATGACAGAGGTATTCTCGTAGATATGCAGCTTGTAGATAAGGCAATTAACCTTGATGCAAAGGCAAAAGAAGAACTGACAGCTGAAGTGCAAAAGCTGACAGGCGTAGAAAATCCGAACTCTGTGTATCAGTTGCTGGATTGGCTTGAAACACAGGGTTACAAGTCGGATTCACTTGGCAAAACACAGGTGCAGGAACTCATCAAAACTGCAAAAGAGCCTGTGAAATCCGTACTTCAGATGCGTTTGCAGTTGTCAAAATCTTCGGTGAAAAAGTATACCGCTATGAAAAATACAGCTTGCAGCGATAATCGTGCAAGAGGGATGTTCAGCTTTTATGGAGCATCAAGAACGGGGCGTTGGGCTGGCAGAAATGTGCAATTGCAAAATCTTCCGCAGAATCACTTGCCGGATTTATCAGAAGCCCGTGAACTTGTAAAGTACGGTTCTTTTGAAGATATTCAGATGCTGTATGATGATGTTCCTGATACACTGTCACAGCTTATCCGTACCGCTTTTATCCCAAGACAGGGTATGAAGTTTATTGTTGCAGACTTCTCTGCCATTGAAGCAAGAGTGATCGCGTGGCTTGCAGGTGAAGAATGGCGAATGAAGGCTTTTGCAAACGGTGAGGACATTTACTGTGCATCAGCATCAAAGATGTTTGGTGTACCTGTTGTAAAGCATGGTGAAAACGGACAGTTAAGGCAGAAAGGAAAGATATCCGAATTGGCTTGTGGTTTCGGCGGATCGGTCGGAGCAATGAAAGCGATGGGAGCAGATTCTCTCGGCTTATCCGATACGGAACTGAAACAGATCGTAACCGACTGGCGTGAGGCTTCACCGCATATTACAGAACTCTGGTGGGCGGTAGATAGAGCTGTAAAAAAGGCAGTCAAAGAAAAAACAGCAACGAAAACACACGGACTGCTATTTTCCTATGAGGCAGGGTTTCTGTTCATAAGGCTGCCAAGCGGAAGACGTCTTGCTTATGCTAAACCCTACATCGGTAAGAATAAATTCGGCGGTGAATCTGTTACATATATGGGCATTAATGCTCAGAAAAAATGGGACAGACTTGAAAGTTATGGGCCGAAATTTGTAGAGAACTGCGTCCAAGGAATTGCAAGAGATCTGCTGATGTATTCCATGCAGACACTATCACAACACTTTATTGTCGGTCATATTCACGATGAAATGATCATCGAATGCCCGAAAGATACAAAGCTGGATGAGATCTGTCAGCAGATGGCGATAACGCCAGACTGGGCAAAGGGACTGTTGCTTCGGGCAGACGGATATGAATGCAGCTTTTACAAGAAAGATTAGGAGGATTCCATATGTTTTACATCAAAGAAAATCTGAATGACACCACCAGTATCTCCGTGGAGATCAACAACGAAAACGTATACTGCCACTGCCCGCAGTGCGGTGCAGAAGTGCCGGTTGATCTGAGCATCTTCTGGACAGCAGAAAACTTTGACATTTTCAACAGTGCTGTTTACTGTGATGCTTGCACACAGAAACGGCTGAAAGGAGTATTGCATGAATCGGTATAATGCCGAAGGTTACATTGATCTCACTGCTTATGAGGCACTGAGCCGTATTGAACGAGAGGAACGCAGGGCGAAAAAAGCTGCCGCTTATCGACCGCTGGTATACATTTGTTCTCCCTATTCCCATGGTTGCATCAATGACAATATCGAAAACGCCAGACGATACAGCCGCTTTGCGGTAGATACCCACTATGTCCCTATCGCTCCCCATTTGCTGTTTCCACAGTTCATGGATGACAGTCTGGGCGAAGATCGTCAGACAGCGATGTTCATGAATTTGGTACTGCTGTCAAAGTGTGCCCAGCTGTGGGTGTTTGGTTCTGTGCGGTCGGAGGGGATGCAGCAGGAGATCAAATGGGCGAAGCGGCGGCATATGACCATTCGGTATTTTACAGAAGAACTGGAGGAAATAGAATGAAATTTACGCTCTATACAGCAAACTGTACCGGCAATGAAAAGAATATCCTTTATCCCAACCAAAAGGTCATTACTTCAGAAGCGGATTTGAAAAAAGCTGTTGTCTATGATCATGTCTGTGCTCAGTATGAGAATTTTGCCCGCAGTGATGCCAATTTCCTGTTGTCTGATGTAGTACCTATGGACTGTGACAATGACCATTCAGACGACCCGAAAGACTGGATCACACAGGAAAAACTGGCAAGTTTCCTCAGTGATGTTGCATTTGCAGTGACCTACAGCCGTCATCATATGCTGGCGAAAGGCAGCAAATCTGCCCGTCCCCGTTTCCATGTATTTTTCCCGACAGCACCCTGCAAGGATGCAAATTCTCACAAGGCGATAAAGCAGAAAATCCATAAGGAACTGCCGTTTTTTGATGGAAATGCACTGGATGCCTCACGTTTTCTCTTTGGCTGTCTGAGTGATGTTGTATGGCACGAAGGCAGTTTATCCATTGAGGACTGGCTTACACTGATGAAGTCAAACCGTAACATTCCGCAGGGACAGCGTAACAGCACAATGTCTCGCATGGCTGGAAAGCTGGTCAAGCGTTTTGGTGTGACTGAGGAAAGTTATCAGAAGTTTCTGGAAAAAGCAGCAGAATGCGAACCGCCGCTACCGGATGAAGAACTGGAAGCAATCTGGCACAGTGCCTGCAAATTCGGAAAAAAAGTAACCTCGCAGGAAGGATATATTTCTCCTGAAGCATACGGCAAACAGTCCCTGATTCCCGATGATTTTTCGGACGTTGGAGAGGCTCGCACATTTGTAGAAGGCTTTTCAGATGAGGTGGCATTTACCATTGCGACCGATTATCTTCGCTACAACGGAACCTATTGGGAGGAGTCAGAACACGCTGTCACCCTTGCTATGATCGAACATACAGACGTACAGCTGGCAGAGGCGGAAAAGCAGGTGGAAGCGTCACTTTTGAAACTGGAAAGCCTCGGTGTTGCAAGAGATGCAGCAATTAATGGCGGTAAAAAGTTTCGAGATAGTCTGGACGAGGAACAGATCGCCGCATACAAGGAGTATCAGTACTATGCCGCTTTCAAGGCGTTTGTCATGAAATATCGCCATGTTCGCAGTATGACCAATGCACTGGATGCCGCAAAGCCGCTTGTGCTCCACAATCCCGAAGCCCTCGACAGCAATCCCATGCTCTTGAATACCCCCGGAGGCACGTATTATCTGCCCGAAGGATTGAATGGCTGGAAGCCCACAGACCCTGCCGACCTCTTAACGAAAGTGACGGCGGTCGTTCCGAGCAATGAAGGCGAAGAACTCTGGAATGATGCGTTGCAGCTGTTCTTCTGCGGCGACCAGAGCTTGATTGACTATGTGCAGATGATTTGCGGACTTTGTATTGTGGGCAAGGTGTATTTGGAGGCGATGATTATTGCTTACGGTGATGGACGTAACGGAAAATCGACTTTCTGGAATGTCATTTACAAGGTTCTGGGAAGTTACAGCGGAAACATTTCAGCAGATGCCCTGACTGTCAATTGCAAGAGAAACGTGAAGCCGGAAATGGCGGAACTCAAGGGAAAGCGGATGATTATTGCGGCAGAATTGCAAGAGGGCATGCGGCTGAATACCAGCGTGGTGAAGCAGCTCTGTTCGACCGACCCGATTTTTGCCGAGAAGAAATTCAAAGCACCATTCCACTTTGAACCTTCACATACTTTGGTGCTGTATACCAATCATCTTCCGAAGGTTGGTGCATCGGATGATGGCACGTGGAGAAGATTGATTGTGATCCCGTTTCACGCAAAAATTCAGGGTTCTAAGGATATCAAAAACTACACGCAGCACTTGGTAGATAACGCAGGTGGTGCGGTACTTTCATGGCTGATTGAAGGTGCAAGAAAGGTCATTGCGGCAAACTATCAGATTAGCAGACCGCAGTGTGTTTTAGATGCAATTGGCTCTTATCGGGAAGGCAATGACTGGCTTGGGAATTTCATCAATGAGTGTTGTGAAGTAGATAAAAGCTATCAGGCAAAGTCCGGAGATTTGTATCAAAAATACCGAGATTTTTGTAACGAAAATGGCGAGTATGTGAGAAGCACCTCTGACTTTTATGCCGCACTGGAACAGGCTGGATATAAGAAGAAAAAAACGAATAAAGGCAGCCTTATACATGGTTTGTTCATAAAAGATGAGGAAGATTTTCTGGATTGACTGTCACTGAAAAAGCTGAAAAACGGCGTAAAATAGGGAAAGTGACAGTCGGTGATACTCATATACAGACCTTACGCACGCGAGAAAAAAAGTAAAAATTTATCTCTATAGAAAGGTTTGCAAACGACCATCACCGACTGTCACTTTTCTGAAAAATAGGGGGATTTATGCGAGAGAAAATCATCGAAGAAAAACTGATAAAAGCCGTCCAACAGAACGGGGGTGTTTGCTGGAAATTCACGTCTCCCGGAACGGCAGGAGTTCCAGATCGTATCGTATTGATGCCCGGCGGCAGGATCGCTTTTGTGGAAGTGAAAGCACCCGGAGAGAAACCCAGACCGCTTCAACTTTCCCGGCATAAACTTCTGAGGCGATTGGGTTTTCTGGTTTATGTCTTGGATGCTTGTGAGGACATCGATAAAATCATAAAAGAGGTGATGAGTAATGAAGCTTCATGATTATCAAGAATATGCAGTTAAGTTCATAGAGGAACATAAGACAGCAGCCCTTTTCCTTGACATGGGCTTAGGTTGACAAAACCATAACAACACTGACCGCAATCCACAATTTGATGTTTGATCTGTTTACGGTCAGAAAAGTTTTGATTATTGCACCGTTGCGAGTTGCCCGTGATACATGGTCTGCTGAAATTGAAAAATGGGAGCATTTGAAACCGCTGCGATACAGTGTAGCAGTTGGCACAGAGGAAGAACGCCTTGCCGCTCTGAAAGCCCCTGCCGACCTCTACATCATCAACCGGGAGAATATCGACTGGCTCGTCAACAACACGAAGTTCGATTATGACATGGTGGTGATTGATGAACTTTCCAGCTTTAAGAGCCACCAGAGCAAACGCTTCAAGGCATTGATGAAAGTCAGACCAAAGGTGAAACGCATCGTGGGGCTAACCGGAACGCCTGCCAGTAATGGTTTGATGGATTTATGGGCGGAATTTCGTCTGCTGGATATGGGGCAGCGGCTCGGCAGATTCATCGGGCAGTATCGGAATGCCTACTTCAAGCCCGACAAGCAGAACGGCTATCTCGTGTATTCCTACAAGCCCCTGCCCGATGCAGAGCGGCAGATTTATGAGAAAATCGCTGACATCACCGTTTCGATGAAAGCAGTTGACCACTTGCACATGCCGGAATTGCTTTCCAACGAATACCCTGTGCAGCTGTCCGACACGGAGCAAGAAACCTACAAACGGTTCAAGTCTGAACTGATTCTGGAGATGCAGGATACTGAGATTACCGCCGCCAACGCTGCAAGTCTATCCAACAAACTTTCCCAGCTGGCGAATGGTTCGGTGTATGATGACACCGGAACAGTGCTTCCCATTCACAGCCGAAAGCTGGATGCACTGGAGGACTTGATAGAGGCAGCCAACGGCAAGCCCGTTCTGGTGGCGTATTGGTTCAAGCATGACCGAACAAGAATTGCGGAACGCCTGAAACGGTTACAGGTTTCCTATCAGGAAATCCAGTCCTCCGACAGTATCCGGAACTGGAACGCCAGAAGGCTGCAAGTTGGTCTGCTGCACCCTGCCGCTGCCGGACACGGATTGAATTTGCAGGCAGGCGGTTCTCACCTGATTTGGTTTGGACTGACCTGGAGTCTGGAGCTCTACCAGCAGACCAACGCCAGACTGTGGCGGCAGGGGCAGCAATCCGAAACGGTTGTCATTCAGCATCTCATCACCAAGGGTACGATTGACGAACGTATCTTGAAAGCCCTGACCCAGAAAGAACAAACCCAGACCGCTTTGATGACTGCTGTGCGTGCTGAAATTGTGAGGGAGGAAAATGCATGAATCCAAAAGCATACATGGAAGAGGCAGAACGCCTCCGACACCGAATCTTTCGGAAAGAGCATGAGATCGATTGCATACGACAATCTGCTGAGGGTATGGTTGGAAAAGGTGGAGATTCCCCTAAAACAGTTTCTCCAGAACCACACAAGATGGAAATTGCTGTAGAAAAAATTTTGTCATTGGAAGAAGAAATCGAAGAAACCAAAATGGAACTTCAACATTTGATGCATGAAATGTGGAAACAGATTCAGAAGGTCGCAGATGCAGATGCCCGTGATCTTCTTACAAAACGGTATCTAGAGTTTAAGCCATGGAAAGTGGTGGCAAGTGAATTAGACTATAGCGTACAGCATATTTACTACCTCCACAATAAAGCACTTGAAAAGTTAAGAGTTCATCAGAGTTCATAAGACTTGATAAGAGCTTTATGGTATGCTATACTGTATCATAGCAAAGAATAAAACGAGAGCCGCCATGGAATCATCCGAGGCGGCTTTTTGTATCCGGAGGTGAACCTTATGCCGAAGAAATGTAAGAAGCCCTGCAAGCACCCCGGTTGTCCCAATCTGACAGACGGTTTGTATTGTGCAGAGCATCAGCCCTTGCACCCAGACCGACCGTCTGCCGCCAAGCGTGGCTACGGCAGCAAGTGGCAGAGACTGAGCAAGGCGTACCTCCGCCGGCATCCTTTGTGTGTGCGGTGCAAAGCACAGGGACGGTTCACGGCAGCGACCGTGGTCGACCATATCATTCCTCACCGTGGTGATCCGCATCTGATGTGGGATGAAAGCAACTGGCAGGCTCTTTGCAAGTCCTGCCATGACCACAAGACATGGACAGAAGACCAAAATCCCGTCTATCGGTATTGATTGTGTCTGAAATGCTGCCGGTGGGGGGATAAAAATCGCTAATTGTGAATTTTTTACAGACCGGCGTTCCCTCTCACGCACAAAAACCAAGGTTCAAACGGGGGATTAACCCCGAAAATATGCAAACAAGCCGAAACCTACGCAGTTTCGGCTATTTTTCTCTCAAAAGGCAGGTGAAATCAGATGGCAAAGGACGGCACAAGAAGAGGCGGCAGACGAGTTCGTGCAGGTGATAAGCCGAAAGCCCTCTCCGACAAGATCGCAGAGGGCAAGGATGCAGATATTATGGAGTTTCATACTCCGGAATTGGACGCAGCTGATCTGGACGATGCCGCTGATTTGACCGGTGCGGATATGCCAAGCCCCAGTGCATACTTGTCTGCCCAGCAGAAGAACGGAAAACCGCTGGGAGCAGACATTGTGTACAAAGAAACATGGCTCTGGCTGAAACAGCGTGGCTGTGAAAAGCACGTCAACAAACGGCTGCTGGAAAGTTACTCGCAGGCATTCGCCCGATTTGTACAGTGTGAAGAAGCCCTCAGTACCTATGGACTGCTGGGAAAACACCCGACCACGGGCGGCGTTATTGCTTCCCCGTTTGTGCAGATGAGCCAGACATTTCAAAAACAGGCAAATTTGCTCTGGTATGAGATTTTCGATATTGTGAAACAGAACTGTACGACCAAATTTGACGGCACACCGCAGGATGATTTGATGGAACAGCTTCTGAGCAGCAGAAAGTGAGAAATACATGAAAGAAGATACCCAGTTCTGGCGAGATCTGAAAGCCAATCGCCAGAAGATGACAAAACAGCAATATCGCACAATCAAAGGACAGGCTGTCAAAGGCAATATGGATGCCGCCCGAAAAGGTATGCTCAGAATTCAGCAGAGGAGGAATTACAGATGACCACAACCACAGAATTTCAGCTTGTTGACATCAACAAGTTAGTACCCTATGCGAATAATGCCAGAACGCACAACAAGGAACAGCTCCTGAAGCTTCGCTCTTCTCTGCGTGAGTTTGGCTTTGTGAATCCCGTCATTATCGACCGGGAATACAATGTGCTGGCTGGACATGGACGCATCATGGCGGCAAAGGAAGAAGGCATTGCAGAAGTTCCCTGTGTGTATGCCGACCATCTAACCGAAGCACAGAAGAAGGCATATATCCTTGCTGACAACCGTATGGCATTGGATGCAGGCTGGGACGAAGAACTGCTGTCTGTAGAAATGCAGGAGTTGCAGGAACTCGGCTTCGACCTTTCCATGACCGGATTTGATGAAAAGGAACTGACAGATCTGCTGGGTGTAGATGCAGGCAGCGAGGCAAAAGAGGATGATTTTGACCTGTCTGCCGCCTTGGAAAAGGCAGCTTTTGTCCAGCGTGGCGATGTATGGACAGTTGGCAGACACAAGCTGATGTGCGGTGATGCTACTTCTGCGGAAGATGTATCTGCTCTCATGGGCGATACCAAGGCAAACCTCATTCTGACCGATCCGCCCTATGGCGTTTCGTTTAAGAGTGCCAGCGGTTTGACCATACAGAATGACAGCATGAAGAACGAGGAGTTTTATACATTCCTGCTGTCCTCCTTTCAGCGAATGGCGGAGCATCTTGAAAAAGGCGGTTCTGCCTATGTATTCCATGCAGACACCGAAGGGCTGAATTTCAGAAAGGCTTTCATTGATGCCGGATTTCATCTTGCAGGCTGCTGCATCTGGGTAAAAGACAGTCTTGTGCTGGGACGCTCGGATTATCAGTGGCAGCACGAACCTGTACTGTATGGCTTTATGCAGAACGGGAAGCATCACTGGTATTCCGACCGCAAGCAGACGACCATCTGGCATTTCGACAAGCCGAAACGCAATGCCAATCACCCCACCTCCAAACCGCTGGACTTGCTTGGCTATCCCATCGGCAATTCTACACAGGAAAATGGCGTGGTAATAGACACCTTCGGCGGCAGCGGCTCTACTCTTATGGCGTGTGAGCAGATGAACCGCATCTGCTACACCATGGAATTGGATGAAAAATATGCCTCGGTGATTCTTCGCCGGTATGTGGAAGATACGGGAAATGCCGATGGTGTGTATGTTATCCGTGATGGGAAGCAGATCGCATATTCTGAACTGGTGAAAGAGGTGGAAAAGCCTGATGAATAAACCGCTTACCCTTGGCAGCCTCTTTGACGGCAGCGGTGGTTTTCCACTTGCCGGACTGCTGACAGGCATTGTGCCTGTCTGGTCTTCTGAAATCGAACCGTTTGCCATTCGTGTGACAGAAAAACGACTGCCGCAGGTACAACACTTCGGCAATATCAGCGGACTGCATGGTGCAAAGCTGCCGCCTGTGGACATCATCACCTTTGGCAGTCCATGCCAGGATATGAGCATCGCCGGAAAAAGAACCGGTCTGAACGGCAGCCGTTCTTCGCTGTTTCACGAAGCAATCCGTATCATCCGAGAAATGAGGTGTGCAAGCAATGGCAAATACCCAAGATACATCGTCTGGGAAAACGTCCCCGGAGCATTTTCTTCCAACGGCGGAGAAGATTTCCGCTGTGTCCTCGAAGCCATCTGTTCGGTCAAAGACAGCAGCATTTCAATTCCTCGACCTGCGGGAAAATGGACAAAAGCCGGAGAGATTCTGGCAGAATCCTATTCCCTCGCATGGAGAGTTCTTGATGCACAATACTGGGGAGTGCCCCAGCGAAGAAAACGGATCTTTCTTGTCGCAGATTTTGACGGAACAAGTGCCGGAAAAATACTATTTGAGTCCGAAGGCTTGTCAGGGTATTCTGCGGAGAGCCTCCGTGCGTGGCAAAGAACTGCCGGAAGTGCTGCGGACAGCTCTGGAACGGCAGGCTTGTGCTTGTGTGACCAGGGCGGAGAACGCATAGACATTCTGAAAGAACGCACTGCCACCCTTCGTGCAGAAGCCCATCATCCGCCTTGTGTACTGGAAAATCATCCTGCTGACAGCCGGCTTCAGATCTCTGAGAACGGAAAAGTACAGACACTGACTTCCAGATGCGGAACCGGCGGCGGAAATGTTCCGCTGTTGATGGATACACCGAAAACATTGAAGATTCGCTGCGGAAAAGCCGGCGGTGGAAAAGGCAGTCTGATACAGGAAAACAAATCTGCTACGCTGTCCTGCAACAATGACCAGACTGTATTTCAGCCGAAAGCATACGGCATCAGTTCCTTTTCCAGCAATGCCATGCTTTCCGGTAATCCGCACAGCGGCATTTATGAGGCAGACACTGCCCGTACTTTGGACACCAGCGACCAGTCACCAGCAAAAAACCAAGGCGGTATTGCTGTGCTGGAAAGTTATGCTTTGCAGGGCTCAATGATCGGTCGGTCTGACCAAAACGGACCACAGGGCGGCGGTGTCAACAAAGAGGTCGCTTTCACTTTGAATGCTACTGACCATCATGCAGTGTATGCTGCTTCTACGGGAAATTTCAGCAGTGCATTTCGGGAAACGACCCCTACACTGCTGGCACGGGATCACAAAGACCCCAGTATCGTTTCCAGCGGTTATGCGGTTCGCAGACTGACACCGCAGGAATGTGCAAGACTGCAGGGATTTCCGGATCAATGGTGCAGTGACTTGGCATCGAAAAATCCCACAGAAGAAGAAATCGACCGATGGGTAGCTATTTTTGAAGAATACCGAAAAGCGGTAAAACCGGAGAGCCGTCCCAAAAGCCGAAAGATGGTACAGAAATGGCTGCAAGATCCATATCGTGATGCAGAAGAGTACCGCCTTTGGGGGAATGGCATCTGTCTGAATGTTGCTGTTTTTGTACTTGCTGGAATCGTCTGGGCAGATTTGTGATCTGTTACAAATGACGGCCGAAACATTCTACACATCTCACAGTTGCTATCTGTGGGAAACAGAGTTAATATGTGTCATGGCGAAAGCAAAAACGCCGAAAGAAAGGAGTTTTTCACATGACCATTGCTTATCACAGTCAAAATCGAAAGGAACTGGTGAAAGCCATCAGTGAGATTATCGGCATTCCGGCAGTCTATCAATTCATGCCCACCTGTGCCTACCAAATCGGGGAATGCTATACCGTTACCAAGTCCGGGGATCTGGAAATCAGTGACCAAGCCGACCATAAGGAAACAGAACGGCTTCTTGCCGAACTGGCAAATCGGGGCTATGTTGTTCCAGACACATCAGAACCGGAATCTAAAGGCTTGACTGTGCAGATGCCAGCTGATTTCTTCACGGAACATACACTGGGCAATCTCCGGCAGATCTGCGAAAACAAGGCTGCCCTTTTTCAGGCAGCTTTTCAAACCGATTCGCTGGACATCATTCCGTCTGATGAAAAGGTGGAATTTCCATGGTTCACGGTCGAACAGGACGGTGATGCAGATGCCTACTGCACCTTCATTTCCATGCTCTGCGAATTTGCCAAGAACCAAAGCCGCATCAACCGCAAGCCGGACACCTCCGACAATCCCAAGTACACCATGCGGTGTTTCCTGATTCGTCTGGGAATGGTGGGAGCAGAATTCAAGGCGGCAAGAAAGGTCATTCTTCGGCATCTGTCCGGCAATTCCGCATTCAGAAAGGTTGGTGATACTGATGCAATTTCCGAGTAAATCGTATCTGGAGCAACTCCGAAAGCAGTATCCAAAGGGAACAAAATTACAGCTGATTTCTATGCGGAATGAAAAATATCCGATTCTTCCCGGAACAGTTGGTGTGGTCACGCACATTGATGATGCGGGCAGCATTCATATGCGGTGGGAGAATGGTTCTTCCCTTGCCCTGATTCCCGAAATTGACAGTTTCCAGACCGTATCCAAGGCGAAAAAATAAGGCGAAACCTCCTTCATTGTACGGTATGTTACCATACAATCGCAAGGATTGCAAGGGTGTATTCTACACAATCTTTTGACCTCATTTTCTGTAGATTTAGCCACTTGCTATATCCTCCGTTTAGAGTTAATATGGTTACAACGGAACGGGAAAAAACCCGAAATTACGGATGCCCTGAGCCGAGGCAGGATGCTGCCCGAGGCGAATGGGTATGCCGACATAGGATTTGAGGAGGCTGGAAAACATTATGAACGAAAAAACCGCAAAGCAAATCGAAAACCTGAAAACCCAGACGATTGGCGTGGAAATTGAGATGAACCACATCACCAGAAAGAACGCTGCAAAGCTCGCAGCCGACTTTTTCGGAACGGGACGCTACGAGGATACAGCACGCCGAAACGGCTACTACACTTGGTCGGCTTGGGATGACTTAGGCAGAGAATGGAAATTCCAGAAAGACGTCAGCATTGCAGGATGCGATGCCGAAAAGTGCGAACTGGTCACGCCGATTCTGAAATACGAGGACATTGAAACCTTGCAGGAACTGGTCAGAAAGCTTCGCAAAGCCGGAGCAATCAGCCACGCAGGAATAGGGGCTGGGGTTCATGTTCACATTGGAGCGAACAGACACACACCGCAAACCCTGCGAAACCTCGCCAACCTTATGGCGAGCCATGAACGACTGATTGCAGATGCCTTGAAAATCGACCAAGGCAGAATGAACCGATATTGCAGAACGGTCAATCCCCGATTCATCGAACAGCTGAACCAGAAAAAGCCCACCAACATGGCACAGTTCGCAGACATCTGGTATACGGCGAACGGTGCAAATTACGGCAGAAATCAGCACTACAACGACAGCCGATACCATATGCTGAACTTCCATGCAACTTTTACAAAAGGCACAATTGAATTCCGGTTATTTCAATTCGACAAGCCTGCCAACGGCAGGAAAAACGGACTTCATGCCGGACAGCTGAAAAGCTACATACAACTTTGCCTTGCCCTTTCCGAAATGGCAAAGGGACTGCGAACCGCCAGCCCGAAACCACAGCAAACGGAAAACCCGAAATTCGCCATGCGAACATGGCTGATTCGGCTGGGACTGGT